TTAATTAAACATACCTCCTATATACCGCTGCAGCCTTTCAGCCATCTCATTGCGGACGACATGTCTTACAAGCGCGTACTCGGACTTGTAGCCACGCAGGATGACCTCATACAGTATTCCGTCGTCGTTACGTTTGATCTCTACGATCTGCATTTCGAGCTTTCTCACATGCTGCCGAACCTCGCGTATATCCTTATCGATTATATCAAGCACCATTTGGCTACTCTTTATATACAGCGTCTTCATGGCGTATTTTTCTTCCTGCATCTTTTTCATGTTGTTAGCCACTGCATCTCGCACAAAAGGCAGTATGCAGTAATCCCTGATTAGCCGGTACTCGTCATCAGATATTTGTCCGCTCACATCGTTCACCTCACGATGATTATATTACGAACATAAGTTCTTAATCAAGAGCATTACTTTTTCTTGTCGATGTCGACCTTCTTGGCCTTTCCGTCCCATTTGACGTCGGCTCCCAGCGCCTCAGCGACCGCCCGCACCGGAACATACGTTACGCCCGCCTTATCGTCGTACAAACCGTCAGCCAGCTTCTTTCCGTCGACACGGACCTCTACTGTCTCCATCTTCTGTTCCCCCTTGGGTTTCATCTCCGTTTCCTCCGCCTTTTTCATCTTCGAGGACACCATAGCTTTGAATGCTTCCCATCCCGTCCACTTGCCGCCATCGTACATCAGCCGCGGGCAAATCTTTCCGCTCCAATCATAATGCCGGCGAAGCCTGTCAACGCCCCAGCCCCGCGCCCGCAGCATGCCAGCAACCAAGTCAGCGGCATTGTCGAGCGTCTTTGCGTAGTTACCACTCTCGCAAATCTCTATACCAATAGAAGTCCGGTTGCCGGACTTAGTGCCGCTGCCGTCACCTGCATGCCAAGCTGCTTCGTTAAGCGGCAAGCATTCGATGGCGTCGCGTTCGTCGATAACGATATGATAGGAAGCTGTACGATCGTTAGCCGAATTTGTTAGCCATGCCCGTTCGTTTCGGGAACTGCTGGACGGGTTCCCGGTATTGTGGATTGTAATGGTTGTAGCCGTCATAGCCGGCCCCGGACGCCGATTGCACGGCGTCGTCTTTGGGATATGATCAACGATATAGTTAATTGACATCCTGATCCTCCTCCTTCGCCCCACTCTTTGCGTCTACGTGCGCCTCGGCTAAAATGTATACTGCTACACCGCCAACAGTTGTGATCAAACTTGTTATCTTGACAGCCACGTCTTCCCCCGCACCTACCAAAACAATAACGCTCGTAGCTACAGCAGCTACGAGCGCCCAAAGTTTACGACTTGCGAATTTACGTCTCCAGTTAATTTTCATGGTTTACCCTCCTTACGGTTTAAGCCCGCCGGCTAATATGAATCCAACAATAGCCACCAATACTGTTCCGCCGATTGTCCGCCAAAGCCATTTTTGATTGTCTTCGATCTTGTCAATTCGCTTATGCGCAGATGCCGCAGACTCACGAGCTGCGACTGCATTTTCATTTGCGTTAATTGCCCGGTCCAGTTTGGAGTCCATGTTATCTACCTTTGTCTCTACCCTGGTAATCCGCTGTAACATCTCATTCAATTCAATCAGTGTAGCCGCCTCCCCATAATAAAAGCCCCGCAGTAGCGGAGCTTAGTTAGATATGGCCGCTTGGGCCAATTGATTCATTTGGTCTTGCATCTGTCGAAGTGTCTCGCGCTTTTCTTTTGCAGGCATAGTTTGATCTGTTTCGATCACCCGCATTTCCTTGCGAATATCACTAATCTTGTCCGAAACTTTTCCTAGGTACTTCCGCTCTTTGTTGTTGTAGTCCTTAGGCAGCTCGCCTGTTACACCATAATCCGTCCTTGCTTGATCTAACTTGGATTTACGGTCATAGAATTTTGTCATGATGTCATTGGAGAATACCGGATCTACAGTCATCTGAGCAGCTAGTGCGCTGCCAGCAGCCTGCAGCGGGTTGTCCCCAGCTCCTGGCGTCATCATCGGGAGACCAAGTTGCCCGATTACACCAGAGTATTGTTTCATAAGGTAATCCAGCGATTTGGGAGACGTGCCTGTATGCTCGCCGATAGCCTTGGCTAGTGAACTTGTCCGCGCATCCGACTGCAACTCAGGTGACAGCCGTTCCAAGTATGCAGGAACAATCGGAGAATCAGCAAAGTTGCGATTAGCTGCAACATCCGCAATCGGTCCTGCTATTGTGTCACCCACGACGCCCGCCAGCCGGTCTGTGATTCCTCCGCTTTTTGCTGCACCTTGAATACCCGGCACAAGAAATGTCGTTCGGATCTGGTCTGCAAAGTCGCGGAATGCTTCAGGATCCTGTTTCATGAACCGGTCCATTAGACGTTCAGGAATATCGGCGAATACTGTTCCGATCTCCTTCGGCTTCGCAATCTTGATGAAAGAGCCTTCTTTCGCGGGGTTTGGAAACAGGTAGAAGTTGTCCTTTGTTCGGCGACTGACCTTTTCGTAATCTGGATTGTTGTAATTCATCGCATACGCAACCATAGCAGGTACACCAACAGCCAGAGCTGACTTCGCTATGGCTAATCCCTTGTTGTCTTTGTATGTTCTTGCGAACTTGTCCAAGCCTTGAACAGCTGCATTAAAGTACGGGAAAAAGGCGTCAAGTTCCCTGACTGCAGAGCCGCGACGCTTAAAGTTAACAGTCAGGTCCTGCGCCTCAAAAAGTCCGCGAATCTTATCTTCTGGAGCACCGCCAGCAGATGCACGTTTATATTCAGCAAGCCGCGGCGCGTTTTCAACCGCATTCATGAGGTTCTGCAATCCATCGTACGCCTTCGGTATAATTCCTTGCAGTTTGTTTCGAGATGGAATAATTTGACGCTTACTCTGCGCGAGCATGTTTCTGTCCGATGCGATCGGGGATGAATGCCCACCACCAAAGTTTTTAAATTCTCTGTATAGTTTTCCGTCCGTTGCGATTTCATAAGCAGAATGCAGCAAGTCAGACATGAAAAGTATCGGGTTATTGGTCGTTTTCGACGCGGTATACGCTGAAGGAATATCGCGCCATAAGTTTCGAGTGAGCCCAAACACGGGGTTAGCGCCGGTCGTGAGCGTCTTAAATACTTGCGTTGCTTTCCCAACCATCTGAATGAACCAGTTACTTTGATTCGGACCCATCGCCATGATTGCCTCAAGCATCGGTTTATCATTCACCTTAATATAAACAGGTTCCCCGTCCATCATGACGCGTACAACGTTATCCTTATCCAGCCCTGTCTGAGTCGCTTGGCGGAAGCTAGCATCAAAGTCGTTTGTCAGATTAGCAACCAATCCGTCAATGCCATCACTTTTAAGTGCTTCGTTAATCTGCTTCAATGATTGCGCTGACATCGCTTGATGTTCTGGAACAAGCTCTATAAAGCCCTCCAGCGCCTCAGGATCGCGTCGCAGGTTTTGGACAACCGTTTGCATGACCTCGTTACGTTTTGCCGCTTTAACGAAAGCGTCGACGTTCTCGATCATAGACTCGATAGGGCTTATGATCTTTCTCTGTGACCCGCCCTTCTGATACCCTTTGACAGGCGCTTTCTGTCCTCCAAAACTACTAGGTGACCGCCCGCTAATATTCGTTCCCGCACGTTCCAATTCCGAGAAAAACCGCTTATTCGGAACGTAAGTTGGGTTAGCTGCCATGAAAGCCTGAGCTTGTTCGCTATTCAATAGACCAGAGTCAACAAGCCAGCGATCCACCATGTTCTGCTGGAATTGATATATTTCCTCGGACATCTCTTTAAACTGCGGATAACGAGCCTCATACGCTGCAACTTTCGAAGCTCCGGCATCAGGTGTCCAATTCAGACTATCCCGGAACACTTTTTCGCCACGTCCAGCCCTCGTTATAGCATGCTTATTCAAAAGGTAATCCTCGAAATCCACATAAGAGTGACGCTTATTTGGAAGTCCTGATAGAATTTCTTTCAGTGATTTTCCGATTACATGCCCTTTGTTGTCGAGTTGACCAGTAGTAAGAATTTGATGTGCAATAACATCTGCGCCTCTTGTGTTCAAGGCCAATGTATGAGAACGATCAGCAGCTTTTAAAGGCGAGCCAACCACTCGTTCAACTTCTTTATCAAAGATATTTAACGGGTGAAGATTATCAACCAGTTTCGTATATGCCTTATCAGACATCACGTTAAGCGGTAATTTTTCTCGATCAGCACGAGTTACAAGTTGAGACTTCGTATCCGTCGACAGGTTGTCATATGGTTTTACCTTGCTTCCGAATGCAGAAAAACCGAGTTTTGATGAACTCGGTTCGGTCGGCAATTGCATCGGCTGTAAGTCTGACTTCCCGTTAATTTCTACGATATCATTACCTGCATGATATTTTTTGGAATAGGCACCTACTTCGGCATCTTGAGTTATGTTCCAAAACTCGATCGGGGATTTACCAACTTCAGGCTCCGAAGTGTATGGTATCTTATCACCATGCCATCCCCATCTTCCTGTGCTGGAATTTTTAGATACTAGATACATACCATCTGGGCCAAGCACTACTCTTGGATCTGCTTCTTTATTTAAAGAACCGTGACTGCCGATCAACTTAGCAACGTCCTTATCCACGTAAACAGTTAGCTGAGAAGGAGTTTTTAACCCAACGTCATTAGGGTTGTGCCCTTCATGTAAAGTTTTCGTTCTCTGTGTTGAGCCATTTTCACCTAAAGTGTAAGTACTACCTTTTGACGTTTTAAAACCTGTGTATTTATTCGGTGTCGTCTCTGGGCTTTCATTTAAAGCTTGGGCTTCTTCTGTGATGTCAATTCTCTTGGTTGGCGCAACTCCTGGAGCCCTCCCAGGTATGGTTTGAGGGGCTGCTGCGGGAGCAATCTGACCTTGTATATTCCGTTCGGCATTAGACCGGACAGGGAACGGCGCTCCTGCTACCTCACGAGCAGTCTGATTGGCTCGGGCGCGGTCCATTAAATCAGGTGTAATCCGGTTCACCCTTTGTGGGTAAGCCCTCTGAATCAACTCGTCAAGACTCACTCCGTTAGGACCGGCCATTTGCCTCCACAATGACTCGACCTCTAGATCCTCACGACCTGGAGTCAACCTGCCCTCGTCCTGTAGGCGCTTAGCCTGCTCCATGAGAGATTCAAATTGTGTCCGATATGGGTTGCTTTGCTGTGAAACTCTTGCTGCAGTAGCTGCCTGTGGTTGCGGCTCCGGAAGTGCAAATGTGTATTCCGGTGTAATAATATCTGGAGTTTGAGCGCCATTTGGATTCCCGCGTTCTCGCGGCGCTGGTAAAGCTAAGAGATTCTGCACCTCAGATTCCGGTATACCTGCCTTTCGCATTCGATTAGCCAGTGCTGTGCCGACTTTCCCCAGACCAGAAAGAGCAGCAACGCCGCCACCGCCCAACAGTCCGGACAACCCAATGTCAACCCCGCGTTCTAGCGGAGTCTGGTCATTACGGTTCGTTAATTGCTCCCCTATTTCAATACCGCCACCAAGTCCTACACCTGCTTGAACACCGCGGCCAACGTTACTGAGTAAGGAAGCCCCTTTAACAAACTTGCCTGCGGGGAGCGCAACTCCACCTGCAAACTGTCCAGCTCGACCTGCTCCAGTTTCTGTTGCTCCTTCAGCTCGTTCAGGCAATCCCATTACTCGATCTCCATATGTCGACAACCCAAGAGAAGCTGTATCGCCTGCACCTCGGATAAAGTTGGTAACCGGATTGGAGTCAGTTACACCCGGGATATCTGTTGCTTTAATGCCCTGACCAATCTGTTCGATGATTGGCGTACCTTTCACAGCTTTATCTGCGATTGACCCTTCACGTGGCGCAGGGAATCGTTCAGCAAGACCTTCAGGCATCAAAGCAGCAGCCACATCTTGACTTAGCCGCGCCAGTCTCGTTAAGGGGGCGTCCTTTACCCGTTGTTGGCGTTCCTCGCGCTGCCGGTCAGCGGTTCCCTCGAATCGCTTTGCTGACTCCACTTGCTGCTGAAATGAAGGCGCATCCGGTATCGGTCCGGTGTACGTCCGACTCGATGGCGGTTGGATAGTATCCTTGGCCGCTTGGAGTTGCTTCATTGGGTCGAATAGCTCCGGCGCCAGACTTCTCGTCTCTTGTGCGCGCTGTTCCTCAGACTTTAACCGGTCAATTCGTCTGGATGGAGCAGACTGTGCTGCAGGACCTTCGGACAGCCGAGCCATAACGCGCTCCCTTGCCTCTAAACCTTGTTTTAATCGGTCTCGTCTCGACATGTGTCTGCCTCCTATCCCGTTAACTGCTGATAGTATTTACTCACGCCGTTAACCCAGTTCTTATTGAGTCCAGTAGGGTCGTTTGCAGCCCCAACTGGTGCATATTTGCGTTGTATCTGCTCAATGGTGGTTAAACCCTGGTCAAGATAAAGACGTCTCAGATTACTTGCCATGGCGGCAATACCTTCTTCAATTGACCCGAATTCCTGGAGTCCGCCTTTAGATCGCATCATACCACCAACATTGTTCTTGTTCTTAGCCGCACTGGACGTTCCGTTTCCAGTCTCGTGCATCGCAATTGCCGCTAGCAAGGCAGGGTCTACACCGTACTGTTTACCGTACTTCGCAAATAAATCTCCGGTTCCTGACAATACCCCGCCTAACTGCTTGTAGGAACCATTACCCTTTCCCGAAGCGGACAGGTATTTGCTATCAAAATCAGCGATTTGCTTGTCTGTCATGCCGATACTTCGCAGTACATCATTTTCCTGTGCTTCAGATAGCCCATATCCAATAACAGCTTGATACATCGCTTCAAGATCACTTGCTGACGGCTTAGTCGGCGCGACAGGATTACCCTTCATATCCTCGCTCGGCTTGAAGAACTGCGGGAATCGCTGTTCAATAGCTCCATAAACTTGATTAGGGGTGAACGTAGAGCCTGGCGCCTTCCCTCCTGCACCCTGTTGCATATCCCAATCTAACCCCGCCCAACTTTGCGCACTACGGTCGTTAAATTCACGTTCATTTAGCGATTGACTGGCCCATCTAAGTGCATTATCGAGTCCACTTTGTTCTTTAATACGGTCAAATTCATCTTGCCACTGTTGATCTTTTACTTTGTCTCGGCCTTGAGTGTACTCAAATTCTTTGTCATACCTTTGATCGCCAATCTTGTCTCTTTCCACACCGTAATTAAAATTACGATCGGACTGGCGAACACCTTCGTTGAAGTCGCGTTGATCTGCTTGCTGCCTATAGTCCTGATCTTGACCGGCCAGCGTCCGAGTTCCTATTGGAGCATTACCTCTCGCATTCGCAAGAGACGTATCAGCACCAAGGCGGGAGATATCGACACCCATGTTTTGCAGTTGGGAACGAATCGCGTCAGCTTGACCACTCAATCCAGCGCGGTCCTCAGCAGTAATTCCACGCGTCTCTGCCTGCTGCTTTAGAGCATACAGGTTATTCATAAGTTCCTTTGCTCCGGACGGTAGGTAGTTGCCCGTCAGTTGACCTTCTGTGACTGCCTCATTAAACTGGTCACCGCGTAGTCCGCGAGCTGCGTTAAGAAGGTTTGAAGCATTGGACACGCTATCTTGATATTGACCATAAGCCTGCTGGCGATATTCAGGAATGTATGCTGCCGCTTCCTGTTCTGCCCGCTGTTGAATCTGCCCAAGCTGGCTGATATTCATCGAACTTCCGAGAATACCTTTATCATTGGCTGTCTCCAGTGCATTCTTGGTCGCATCGCCTGCCCGCAGTTGTGCCAGCTGCCGTTGCGCTTGATATGCCGGATCGCTTTCAGGGTCATACTCGAACTTCGAACCAATGATCTTCTCCAGATTGGCGAAATGTTCCGACTGCTTAGCCTGCCAGTCCTGATATTGCGGTGTATTAAACGTTGGCGCTGCCGGCTTAGGTGGCGGCGGAACACTCGCTGTTGGTGGAGCGGATACGCCTGCCGGGGCATTCGTGGTCGCTGTAACCTTTGACGTAGCTGGTGTAGGCGGGGCCAATACCCCTTTCGAAGCAGGAGTAGGCAATGGCTTGGGCGCAACAACTTTTGTCGGAGCTGGTACAGGTGGCTTTGCCAATGGTGCAGGAGTACTTGCTTGTTGGCCGACCGGCGTTTTCGCCAGCGGAGCTGGAACAACTGAACCGTTTTTATTCTTATCTGTTACTGTTGCCAAGGTTCTCACCTCCAAAATAAAAGAGCCCGCTATTTAGCGGACTCTAATTCTGCTTTTTTCTTGTACAGTTCTACAAGATCATCTTTATATTTACTCACAGCTTCTTTTGCTCTTTCGATAAAGTCCTCTTTCACTTTACCTTCTGACAGGGCTTTCTCTGTGTCAGCAATGTATTTTTCCCTGAACTTAATTTCATAATCAATAGTTTCTAAGTCCATGCCATCACCTGTTCTTGTGGTTAAAGTAACTACCTTGTTTCCAGCAGTTGATTTATAGCCAACGTCATATTGAGCAGCTTCACCGATTGGTCTCACCGGAGCGTAGGTCTTATTGTCCACTATTATTGCTGATCCTATATTTTTTCCATCTATTAGTACGTCCACTTCATCTTGCACTTTTTTTCCAATCAGGCCGAGAGAACTTGCCGATACGCTGGCAGCTAGCATGAGCGATGCGCCAATAACCATACCAATAATCAAGAATCCTACTTTTTTCATGTGACAACTCCCATCATAGATTTTGTCACATTATACCATCAATTCCGTATAAACGGGAGTTATGGACCCTCTAGAGCATCAACGCGGTCTTCAAGATCAGAAATTCGAGTCGATAGCGCATTTAGCGCAGTTTGCAATGATTGATTATTCCCAGCACTATAGATCCGGCTCCAGCTTTCGAAAATGACGCCTCTCGTTCCATCTCCGGAGATTTTCACGTCGAGCAAAGCTGTCAAATTGAGATTGCCAAATGGCCCCCTAACGTTCATATGGCCAGATGAGGAATTGATTACACCAACCCCCTGGCCACCTTCAATAAGAAACACTGCTGGTTTGTCGTTGGTATACTGTGAAATCACTTCCACTCCGTCACCATCACTACTATAAGCACCAAATAGATTCGATGTATTCGACATCTCAGCTCTTGGGAATGTGCCGTTCGCAGTTGAGATGTAGCTGCCGAATATCTCAACTGACTCAATCAAACCCGCCATGATATGCCCTAGGTTAGCTGTGATGGCAGACAGTTCGTCAACGTCCATCTTATCTGCTGTAATGGTACCTGCTTTGATCTCCTCAGCAGTGAGCGATCCGACTTCGATGTTTTCGGCCTTGATGCTGCGTGCGCGAATGTTCTCGAAATCTAACTGCCCGTTTACCAGATACCTCATTGTCTTCTGTAGCTTCGCTAACGAGTTAAAAGCCTGCTCTAGCGTTCCTACTGTTTGAACTACATCAATATGCTGTGTTGGCATGCGTTACCTCCTCATAGGCATCTCACGCGTCAGACGCGAGATTTCGTGAATAGTTACTTGTCCCGTTGCGACAAGCTTCAGGCGGACGGCATTGGCTGCTGCGATCGTATTTGTCGGGACTAGCATCTCCTGGTACTGAATGTCTGACGTTGGAGTTAAGGTTTTCGCTAGTATCCAATCTTCGCCAACTGCCTTCCCGCTGATGTAGATTGATAGTGTGCTGCCAGCCTTTACAGAGGCGACGATCCATATCTTAAACCACTGCTGCTTACGAGCGATGCTACCCGCTGTGAACGGCTTTGTAATGGCCGTTGCTGTTATGGCTGTCCCTGCATCATTTGTCCCGCCCAAACGCAGCACACGGCCGGATGCGTCGCCAAAATACATGTCAGCGCCTATACGAACCATTTGGGTGACTGCGATGCCGTCCCAGGTAGTCCACACTTGATGGATTGGGTCGTACTGCAGTATCCGACTGTTCTCTGTCGATCCTCCATACGGGATGCCGAAGTACAGATACTTGCCGTCATTGCCTGCAACCCCCTTGGACATCTGCGACTTGTTCGACCTGTTGATGTACTGCTGCACTGGAACCGAAAATAGTTTTTCCGGCCGGAGTCCGCCGGCATAACGATAGATTCCGTCACGCGATAAAAAAGGTAACGAGTCATCATAAGCCACCGTAGCTTGATTCCCCGTTACCCCTATGTCGGATGCAATTTCCTCTGTCGCATAACTTTGCGGACCTTTTCCGTACAACTCGAACATACTGGACGGCTTGAATACGGTGACATGTCCATTTCCTGCGCTTAGCCCATTTATCAACTGCCCATCCGTTGTATTGATTTGAATCTCTGCCGCGTCGTCCACTGTTGTCCAATCATTAGCGTTATTCAGGGCTGAAGCGCGGACGTAGTTTTCAACTGCGCAGTATACCCGATTACCTTGGGTAGTCACATAGTTAGCCCCTGACGGAGCTTCGGCTATTTGTTGAGAAGATGACCCATCGTATCGGTACAATTGAAATCGCCCATTTGTGCCTATGAGATTAATGGCACTATAGTTACCTTTGAAGTTCGTAAACGACCATGGTGCGTTCATGTCATTAGGATCTGAACTCGTGAAAGTCACTAAAGGAGAGGACCACGAAGACCCGTTCCACGATCTCCATGTCCCGTCATTAAAGGCTGCGACTAGTGTATTCCCTCTAAATTCCGCCAGTCCGGTTACTCTAGTTCCGAATTGACCGATTACCGAGTACCCTGGGCGTGTTGAGATTGCGGGAAAGTTATCAGGTGAATAGTTTATGAGTTCAGTAAATAACTCATCTGGAAGATTAAACCCTTCATCATCAGGTTTATACACGCCACTGAATGAGCGGACAGGGATCGGCTGACCTACGCCCCGGATTGGATTCCAATATGACACGGCACACCTCCTCTTCCTATAATCCCTGCCATACCCATGATGTAGGCGGGGTGGAGTAAGTCATTGCTATACTTTCTCCTGGCTCTAAAATAAAACTTCCCGATGATAATCCGATGGATACTGAATTTATAAAGAGGCCGACCCCGGTACCCCCAGTGATTGAAATCCGAACTCGGTGGGGATATGTATTTACTGCCCCACTCCCGCTAGATGGCATTGCTGGAGCCGATAGTGAGCCAACTGGGTTGTAACCTAAATTGCCTTGTGCGAATATTTTACCTGATGTGGTTGCTGCGTTATTTATTTTGGTCGCCATTTCTCGCATGTCATTATTCGACATGTTAGCAAATCCACTGAAACTTGATAATATTTTAACACCAGTGGCCATGTTTTCGGGGTTTAGAAAAGCGTTATTATTACCGAAATAGTTTCCTGTTAAAAGTATATTGTCGCCGCCACTCAGTGTAATTCCGACATATCCCGCCCCGCCTAACATGCAACCATCTATTTTAACATGATTACTTGTGCCTCTGATAATGATGTTAGAAGAGTTACTATTCAAGACAGATTCAGGGTCGATGTGGCAGTTAATGAGTTGGAACCCAACGCAATTGTTAATGTCCACAGTATGAGCGGCATTGTTTGCCCCTGTAGAACCACTGAACCAAGAATTGCTGAATGTCGAAATATTAACCGTTTCGAAATAGTTATTACCGTCGAAGTACGAGTTGGTAATCCGCAAAAACCTCGACCCCACGCTATAAAAAGTCCAGTAACTTGCAGATATCTCGCAATCTGTTATGTTGATTGCTTGCACAGCTGCGTAGACCGAGTACAGTTTAACGCCAATAGATGTACTTGGAGGAATTTCTCCGACATTAGAAGCAAGCCACTGTATGAAACAGTTTTCAAGAAAGATATCATTGATAGTTTGGGATCCGACCACCGAAGTATCGGCAGTTATCGCAGACCCACGAAACTTAAAAATGAAACTATTCCGGATGTAGACGGCCTGCACCCCCCCGCGAATACTAGTTATCGAAACACCGTTGTAAATGTTAGTGTAAAAACCCATTTTAACGTGATCTATAATAACCCAAGCGCAGTTATCAATGTTAATCACATTGCCGGACGTAGGGTTTAAAGTGTTTTCGAAATTCAAATCCTGAACAGTAACATCTCTTGCATCTCGTATCGTTAACCATGTCCCTGTAGGTGATGTAAAGTATATAGTAGAACTCATCCCACTCCCACAAAACGTAACGTTGCTCGCCGCGATTACTATGGGGCCGCACACATACTCCCCACTTGGAACATAAACAATGCCACCTTTAACTGATGCTGCGTCAATCGCCTTCTGAAACGCTTTTGTGTCGTCGGTCCTTGCGTCACCTTTAGCCCCATAACCCAAAACGTTGTATACCGGACCTGGCAGGTACTTTTGTTTTGCATTTGCAGTCTCAATAAGTTGACCCATTTCTTTCATGGCGATAGAGTACGCACTTTGTCCCAATAATTTCACCTCACCAAATAGTAGTTTCTTTAGAACGCCGTAGCCCCATTTTCCGCAAATCTTTTTCAGCATCTGAAAATATGCTGTTGTACTCAGCTTGGAAATTGTTTTTCATATCCACATCGCGCTGAATTCCTGCAATCCAACTAGCGGCATCGTATACATACAGTTCGTGGTAATCCTCAGGGAAATTGGGTGATACCGTCAACAGATTTGCACTCAGAGGTATTGGGCGTGGTCTATAGTACAAATAAGCGTCTTTATCAGCCGATGGATTAGGGTTTATATAGAGAGACTGCAGAAATACCGTGCAAAATTGGTCAGGCGGATTCTGAATCTCTGGTGTAAGTTTAATGTATTCAATACCGTCAATTACCACGCACCTTATCCGATCTTCCGAACAATCCATTGGTAGCGTGTAATATGGAATTTCTGTTGTTGAGAATTTGTATATGGCCTCGGGCAACGCGAATTTCCGGAATAACCGCTTGGAGAGCTCATTGAACCTGCCGACTATTTGAGCATCGGTCAAGTCATTGAATACCTCCAGTCGGACACGTTCAAGCAGCTCTCCTACATTCATGTAATCCCTCCGCTCATTGCTACCGAGTATTTATCGCCGTGGTACATGTCCCTAGCGAAATCGGCGGCAAGTTGGTCTCTCTTGCGTTCAATGTCTCGTTCTCTTGCTTCGTCTGCCTGATCGATCTCGGCAACAGCGCTGAACCCATTTGCGGTGTGTATCCTTCGAATATGTGAGACTACGTGACTGGACAGGATCGGGAATCCCGGCTGCGGAATTTTCATGATCGCAAGTTCGGTTAATCCATCCATAATCAGGTGTTCTCCTGTATGTGGATTCCACATGATATACAAATGCTCATCATATGCCTGTAATTGCGGCTCCACGTCGTTCAGATCATTGATCATTACCTTTGTAAATCCGTTGCGATAGTGTCTGTTCATGTTCCCTCCAAAAGAAAAGAGGAGCCCGTAGGCCCCTCTGAATGTGAATTAGTATCCGGCAGGTTCGTTGATATCGCCCAGCTCGCCGAATGCGTTACGAGCATGGCAGACCATCGTTTCATAGCAGAACGCCGTAGCCTCGTATGCCGGCTTGTTCGGAACACGGGAGAACATGCTGCCGTCCTCGTCCATAAATGCAAGTTTCGACGTGTGGTAAAGACCAAGGTCATCCCAGTTACCGGCCCAAATACGTTTCGATGGCATGTAACGATCGACGATCAGTGGCATACCGTCGAACTCAATCGCCTTGTATCCGCCTTCGAGTTCCATTGGGTTAACGAACCGCTTCATGCTGGTAAGCGATGCTTCGTATGCCGCACGGATGCCGTGGGAACCTGCCAGCCATTCAACTTTTTTACCCGATGTGATGTCGAGACGGTCGATCAGACTGCGGATAAGCAAGTCAGAGATCGCTCGGCCTGTACCTGGAGAAGCGGTGTTGTTCATCACTGTGGCTTTCCACCAGGCATATGTCGCTGGGTCAAGACCCTGCAGCGATTTAGTCTTGCTGATGATTGCAGCCAGACCAAGCGGCTCCAGGTTGAGCGATCCTTTTGTCACTGCGATATCGCCGGCTGTAGTTGCCACCGCTGCGCCGCTGATCGTAATTGTTTTCGCGTCATAGTCAACAGCTGTGATTGTACGCGCTGTTGCTACCGCCGTATTAGGCAAGGTATAAATGTCGATGATCTGTTGAACGAAGAAAAGACGGACATCATCAACAGTCAGCGTTGTAGAGGCTGCTTGTGTCGGGAATGCTGCCAGTTTACCGCTACCGTCTCCAAGAGATACACGGCGCATGAAGTTTTGGAGGTCCGTTGTAAGGCCCTTAACTTCACTTGTAAGCGCACGAATGTACGAAGTTTCATTCCGTTTCGACGCTTGGATTGTGGCGTTCGATACCTGAAGGCGACCGTGAACATACGCCACGTTACCTTTCGAACCTTTATACCCTTGTTGTCCAGCATCCGGCAGGTCGCCCATTTCTGTACCTGCGCCGACACCCGCGTTGCGGCCAAAGTGATGGGCAATGTAAAATTCCTTACCATCGCCGTCGATCTCTTCAGCCTTTTGTTTCAACTTCATAACGAAGTAGTTAGAGCCGTTGTTAACCTGCTCCTGCACCTCTGGCAGGTAATCGGTTTTTAGCGCGTCTTCGATTGTTCCTAATGTTGCTGGCATGTATTATCCTCCTATTCGGCGTTCCGTGATGCTTGAATACGGGCAATAGCCCGCGCCTCTGCGCCCTTGAATCCTCCGCCAGTTTGCGGAATGGATTGAGCGGCAGCACCCGGAGCGCCCTCCGTTTTGATTCCTGTTTTGGTTTTCAGATAATTGGCAACTGCGTCTTTGTTCGCTGTGGCAAGCTTTGCCTCCAGCAGGTCGGCCTTCATCGCCTTGTAAGCGATATTGGGATTAGCCACCTCGTTTTCATGCATGTACGCCCACAGTTCGTTGTGGTCGAGCGCCTTGCCATCGATTTCCTTGTCAGCGCAAAACGTCTTCAGTGACGTTTCGAACTCCTGCGCCTGCTTCTCGGCCTGTGTATTGGCCTCGTACTCATCAGCCTTCGCGGCCTTCGCTTCAAGCTGCTCCAAGCGGCGCTGTACCTCTGGGGAGACTTGCTCCTTATCAGCGCGTTCCTGCAGCTCTACGAGCTCGATTTCCTCTTTCAGCGTCAGCAGGTTGTCGATGCCACTTGTCCGCTGGAGGTATTCGGCAGCTTTCCGGTATGTGTCATGATCCTTGTACTGCTCCATCGCCGTCTTGTGTTCCGCATCCCACTTCTCACGTTCAGCAGCAAGCCGTTTTGCGAATGCTTTTTCGAAGTTGTTCTGTCCCGGCTCGGCGGCAGCTTGATTATCAACGCCCGTTTGGTCAGATCCTCCAGTCACTTGCGAATGCTCCCCGGCGGCGGAAGCCCCTTCAACGCCCGAAGCCGCACCTTCGTCGGCGAAAAGCTGTAAGTTAAGCGATAAAAGAAACTTTTTCATGGTAAATCCTCCTGTTATGCGGCGACCATAACGAGTCAACGCCCGCGAATAATAGAAATAGGCCCCGTGGACTCTCACCCGGGGCCTGCCTTATTTCATTGCTGTTGTTGCAATTTGCGTTTGAGCCTTCATTTGCTCGGTTTCCAGCTTCTCCTGGTTGTCCATCGCCTTCATCTCGGTTTGATGTTGACGCATCTTATCGGCTTCCTCTGCTCTTTGTGCCTGTTCTGCAGCCTGTGCTTGCTGCTGTTCGAGCGCTGGGGCATTAAGCCTATCAACATGTTCCTGATAGTGTTGATCGACTAGCGCCCTAATCTCAGGCGGCAGAGAGCGGTAACGACTACCTTTGCGGAACGTGTTATGGGCAAGGATATGAATCTCGTCGTCATCGCTGTCCCAAATATGGGGGACATCCGGCAGCGGCGGCGGTTCGATCGGCGGTATCTGATCTTCCGGCAATCCGCTAGCTTGCAATTGCTGTTGTATAGCCTGCATGCCCTGCTGCTGTTGCGCTAATAACTGCATGAATTCCGGATCATCAGCCAAGTCCTCAAACTTCTTATTCTCCATCTTGGCATTGTTGTTGTCCAGCGCTTCCTGTTCGAACAGTTCCGTGCTATCACCCATACCCATGAGGCGTAATAATTTGGCCGGATCTGGCGTGCCATCCTTCTTGACGATTGCGCCAGCTCCCCACATGGTCATGATGCGCTCCTGCTGAGCTGCTTTCATCTCCGGCAAGCTGGAGCCTTGGACGATATTCACATCCTCGAAGCCGGTCAAGTCCGAACCGTTGAAGCTGATAAGCTCGATCTCATTGTCCTCGCCAAGAATACGTCCTTGCCGCTCCTCTGTGTAATGCGCCTTCAGCAGCCGGAGAATGCGCTGCATGACCTTCTTCATGCCCTGTTCATAGTTCTGGGAGGCGACGGCCATCTTCTCGTTCTCTTGCTCAACCATCAGTTCCAATCCGCCGAGGGTGTCCAGACCGGTTGGCAATCGACCTTGCGACAACTCCCTGGCACCACTCATGTCATCTATGTCAATCGCATTTTGCGCGAGTTCGTTGTTATAAAACGACGGAATGTCAGGGGCCTGAATGCGCTCCGGTTTCGCCCCGCCGATCGGCGTATATTCGATGATGCCTGATATTTCATTCGTCAGCATTTCTTCGTCTGCTCCGCTACCGATCGGGTTCAGCCACATAGCGTTACCGAGTCGGCGTGCATGGGTAGCGACCATCGAGCGCAAAACGTTGATCTCTCTTTGTGGTGCAAGCATGTCCGTAACAATAGAGTCATATTGCAGCGTGCCGGGAATCGGAATGTACCCGAACAGTTGATACGGCAGCTCGCCAGACTCCTCGCTGTAGTCGAGCTCCTGACCATTACAAACGGTGATCTTGGCGCCCTTTGGATACTTCTTGCATGGCTTGTACCACAGTTCGTACACAAGTGCCTGGTTCTGCATACTCGTTATCTGGGAAGATCCTATGCCCTCACCAGACATCCGAGTAATGTCATACCGGTTGAGGTAGCCGATATTCGCATCAGGGCTCACTCGCTTGCCGTACTCCTCGTATATCTCGTCAACATCGCGGGCCTTACGTTCGATAATCCATCGGACATCATCCTCTGTTGTAGCTGCTGGATCAGCGAATACAGTTAGCGGGTCGCATACCCTGGCACGAATCACGCCGTCGTATATGGGCTTCTGTTCACCTTTTACCCACTCTTCATATCCAAGGTCATCTTCCACCGGCGTGATGTCATTGCCGGACTCCGAATCGAACCAAGTCTTTACCCAGCATCGCTTCTGAATGAGCATGTATAAAAACATTTCACGCGTCTTCGTGGATAAGCTGAGTTCTTGCCACAGCACATGCAGATACTTGTCAGCAGCCTTAGCTGCATCAATGTCCACTTGTTCTTTGCTTCCCGGTATAACGTCGAATTTCAGCTTGGACTTGATATGTTTCGATAGCAGTGTTGTCACCCGCGGCCGGATCTTGTTGCGCGTTACTCGAACTTCTCCCGACTGCTGCGGCAACACCTGTACCCTACGTTCGGAGGAGTTCCAGCCGATCCACTGGTTACCGACGTAGTAATTTATGTTAACGAGTTGCTGGCGGATGTCCGTCCAGTTCTCGGCTGAGCGAAACAACAAATCAACGCGATCAGGAGTGAGCCGTTTCGACTCTATATCCCCGACCGCGTTGGCGTTTTTATCGGTATTCTGTTTTCCCACAGCTCACGACCCCTTTCGGATTACTCGACGATTACCCAGTCCTCAGCGAACAAGTCACCCTGCGACGGAACCCAACCTGGCTGCCATTTACCCTGTGCGTTGAATAGAGCACAGTACGGCTGTGAGTCCAATGGCGTATCTACACCAATGTGCTTCGCCGTCCGGTCGTTCACCTTCGCCCCGGGTTCTTGTGTGGAATGTGGCGGCAAATACAAAGCGGGCATCACTACTACAAATTGGCTTTTACCATTCCACCCTGCGCGTGCCACTTTCTTACCTTCTTTCATACTTCCCAACGCTTCGCCAAAGTTCATCATTCCATCTCCTTCACGGCCGCTCTAGCAGCCTCTCTTAATTTGGTATCGCCCCATTGTGGGACGTATTGCACTTCGTTTGCCTTCAGCCATTCGACCAGTTCAGTGCGTTCCATGGCTTCGAACTGGTCACCTGCTGGTTCCTGTGGCTCTTGCGGAGGCACAGTGTCTCCCTCTTGTTGCACCAGTTCTTCGTTCTGTCCCGTCTGTTCCTCAACTGCTTCCTCCAGCGGCCGCTCATCCACAACTGGAGTCAGCGTGATTTCGTAGCCAGGCACCTCAACCTCGGCGATTTTAACCGCTACAAAGTCGTATGTCGGGTCGATCTCTGCTCGACGTTCATAAGCGTCCTGTGCATCCTCAGCAGCGCCATATCGCTCATCAAAACCACATGTGTACTTGAATAGTTTCATGTCTCATCCTCCTTATAACGGTTCCAGCGGAGTGGGCTCCTGTACGCCCTGCTGTGCCTTGATTACTTTAACTTCGGCATGCTTCAACTCCCCAAAGCTTGGAGCCTGTATGCGGTCTAACAGCTGCTTTCGTTCTTCTTTCCACGATTCATAATCATCCATCCAAGCAACACGACTCTCGTTACGTTGTGCAGCTAGATCAGCGCGATGCTTGTTAAATCTTCTTTCGTCGTAGAGAAACCACAGTATGAAAATAACTGCGACCAGTCCTATCACCCATCTGGCATCTATCATATTTAGTTCACCTCTCCTCCCATTTGCTTGTTCGTTGTCTTGTAAGCAATAATCGTTATTAACCCCGATACAGCCATCAAACCTATTTCTCTTTCGGTGTACCCTTTAGCTTTTGCCATGTGCCAATGCACATTTTCGTATTCGTTGGAGTTAGTGAACTTTTTATGGACCGCAGTTAGCGAAAACATGTAATTATCTCCGCTCGAGTATTCTATGAGATTCCCGTGTAACTCGTAATCCTTCATGGAAGAAGTTACGTCTGGCTGAGCCACAAAATCGTGTATTGTGTCCATGATTTTTTCAACTATCATAGCGCCTGCATCCCCTTTCGTTTGGTCTTACCTTGATTAGCGATGTTACGACGTACACGAGCTTCCATGCTGTTGTCTGGTGCTGGCTTCTGCGGTTTCGTTGGCATTGTTCGCATACCGCAGAAATAACGAATGGCATCCGGTCCGTGTGTAAGCTCATGCGGCTCAGTCGCAACGTCATTCGGGTCTTTCTCATCCTTGAGCACAGCCGGCAGTGTTCGGATGATGTTCTTACAGTTATCAAAGAACTTAATCCGCGCCGTCCGCACGATTTCGCCAGTCTGCTCGTCCTGTATGTCAAAAGGGGCTAGCCACTCTTTGAGGTTGAGCCATCCTTGTACGCGCTCATTGCCTGCCTTGACGAGAACAACGCCATTCTCGCCGAATATCTCAACAGCACTCTTGCCTGTGTCCTGTCGCCGATTCCACAAGTCCGGGGGAGCATAGGTGATCTTGATTTTCTCGGTATCAAGCGTCAACTCTGTCAGTCGGTTAGCGGCCGCACTTATGATCAAATCGGACTCATATACCTCTTTGTAGACATATGCGTAACCCTGTGTGTCAACTGCGATCCAGTAACCGGCTAGCATGTCCAGACCATAATCGAGCACTCGAAACCGTTGCCAGTCGCTAGGGATGGGAAACGACTTGATGACGTGAATTGACTCACTGAACTCTTCGAAGTATGTGCCGCCTGGCAATCCGTACTCACCGAGCCCAACGACTTTAAAACGTGCCGGGTTGGTGTCTCTGAGCTGCTCTATCAACTCTCTGTCGCCGTCATCTAACCACTCGTTGCAAAGGTATGTTGTCGTGAATGTATCTGCCTGCGGGTCTTCCGCATCCCAGAAACGCCGCTTTGTCCAATGGGAATCGATCCACGGGTTGTAACTCAGCGTGACTTGCTTCCAAAGGCCGTCAGGCATCTCTCCACGGATAGATTCATCGAATGTCCGGAACTCTTCTTCCTTCTCGATCTCGAAAGCTTCCTCAACCCACGCCCAGCACAAAACGCCCACATCTACAGTGATGGAGGTTATTTTAAGTGGATCGTCGAACCCCCGGAATAGGATCTTCTGTCCGGTAGGCAGGTACTTAGCTTCCAGAGGACTCTCTGTGAACTTCCAGAGGTGATATACATTCATCCGCCTGGCAGCCCATTTAAGAACCGCGAACGTGCTGTCCTTGTTGGTATTGAATGTGTTGCGAACGACGACTGTGTTGGCTTGTGGATGCTTCATCATGTTGTAAATGAACCACAGGGCTACTGTCCTAGACTTTTTCGACCCACGCCCGCCTTTAAGGACACGGTAGCGCTTCTTTGAACGCCAGAATGCTCCATACCCCTTACCGACAACCTCAGTCAAATTAACCTCTGTCATAGCCTCACCCGTTCAATTTATACATCTGTACAAAATACAGATTATACGCGCATGTCTGCATGTTGTGTCTCTGGATGCATCACCATCAACATGATGATATTCCGAGCACATTTCGTATTTTCGTTTGCACTATTTGTATACTAATCAGGCAAATCATCCTCACCTTTGAAGACAACCACCTGCCCTTTCACTTCCTGTTTGTCAACCCAAGTGCCGTATCTTTTGCCCAACAACTCAGCTGCTTTGATGCGATCTTTACCTTCGAGCTCGTTTTTGACCAGTGCTTGTTCACCCATCCCCAAACCTAACGGGATCTTTTCAGTCACCTTGCCCCGCATCACATCAGTGAGGAATTCCAGAACTTCGTCCTGTTTCGCGATCCTCGCTTCGTCCTTCTTGGCAATCAGAGCATCGATGTATTCGCGAATGATAGGTTTTGATAAGTTCTCATGGCCCATTTCCCTAGCCGTCTTAGCGCTGTATCCAGCTCTTACGGCTGATTCAGATGCATTGCCGCTCTCCACAAAGTAGTCAGCAAACCTCTTCTGCTTCTCCGTCAGCTTCATCGCATAACACCTCGCCTCCTGTTAGGACTATCCGGTCCTTATTGTGTCTTGCCCACCTCAATGCCTTGGGGATATCTATGAATGTGCGGCCATAGCAGGTGATCATAATCATTACGTCTACCCGAACTTCAAACACCCACCAAACGCCTTCAAGTTTGATGTACTCATCTGTGCGGTTGTATTCTCCTGCCGCTAGTTTCTCCTGCAGCACCGCTTGTAAATCGGTCTTGCTTACCACTTGCACTCTCTCGCAATACTGCTCGTGCCCATGCTTCGTTATCCGTACCGTGCATTCTGCAAGTTTCATACCCTCCACCCTCTCAGGAAATAGAAAAAGCCGCCCCAATTAGGACGGCTTCCTGTTCTTTTTCATTTCGTTCGATAGTACCATAATATCGCGGTTTTTTTCGGCAAACCAGACAAGAACCAGACATTTATAGGACATTAAGCGGACAACTTTTTATATTCGTCTTCTGCGTTGTCTTTCCATCTCCTTAGCGTGCGCTCTGTCACATTGAGTTGAACGGCTATATCTGTGTAATTCATTCCATCAATATGCCTCATTCTCAATATTTTGGCGTATTCAGGTTTATGGCTTTTGAGAGCAGTTAGAATTGTATCAATTCTTTCAACTTCCTCTTGTAAGTCTTGCAGTTCCGCGACTCTCTCAATGATCTTATCAAGGTTGTCTCGAACTCCGTACCCCCGGGCGGCGATTACCTTTTGGATTTTACTTCTCAACTCCTGCAGCAACTGCTCGTCCTCTTTGTCAGCCCCTTTTTGTGGGATGATCGCACATTGGCTCTTTATCCCTGAAGGGTAGCGATCCAAGTATGCATTAGCGACTGTCTCCAGCCTCTGCTCCTTTTCCGAGAGGTACATGTAGCTCGGCATACCTCTTAATCTCCGGTGCAATTCTTGCAGTTGATCGTCTTGGTTAAGCCGGCTTACCGTTATTCCGCTGCCTACGCTGTAGGTGCTGAGTACCTTAATTCTCGCCTGAATCTGCCGGTACCGACTTAACTGCTCGATAGCTTGCGGTTCACTCATTCTCAGGTCACTCCTTTCTATCTGCTACTCTCCTAAGTCATTCAATATTCAAACCTTCCCGTCCAGAAGTTCCAGATTATCGTGGATGTTTCCAGTGACTTCAATCGCCTTGGGTGTGCCGTCCTCATCCTTCCACATATGACACACATCAAATGGTTTCCAGCATGCTTTTTGTTCATTGTACTCAACCGCTTTAATGCGCTCGATATCTGCGAAATGTTGACTATATCCACCTTGGATTTTTACTTTGACAATGTCCCCCTCAAATATCTCAACACCGTTCTTATCCTTGAGTCCAGTGTTTTGTCCTACTGTGACGGGATCGACCTCGTATGAGTACAATGCCGATGCATGTGAAGGCATAATGAATGCCTTGCCAAGGTGTTCGCCATGATCTAACTCATGATACCAACCTTCCACCCACTCACCATTGTCTTTCCTTTTCCCCCGGTATTCTCGCACGGCAATCCCTCCCATGTATTTGATTATTCAGCCTGCGTTCTGCCGCTCGAACCAGAACACGACCGGCTCTTGCGATTCCACGATCAATCCATACTTCTTGGCAAACTTGTACTGATTCGAATACGAATTTAAACTTTCGATGAATCGATAGATGATTTCCCTGAACCCCTCGACGCTGCTCATACCCTTCATTAGGTTGCAACTTGGACAAGCTGGGACGAGGTTGTCGATGTGATCTCGTTCAGGATTCAATGGCACCCTTTTTGTTTCGACCTTTGTTCTTATTAATGCGTATTCAGTATCTTCATAGTTATAGGATATGGCATTTGGAAGCCTACCCAACGGCTCAAAGTGATCCGCATGCCATTTGTCCGCAAGTACACATCCGCAGTACCAACACTTTCCGCCTGATTTGTTCCATATTTCCTGTCGTTTCTTGTTCAATTTCTCACCCCTCATGTATTTGATTATTCACATTAGTCCTCAAACAAAGTAAGCCTCTCATCAGATATCTGACGGTAAATACGCATCAAATCAGGGTTCGCAATTTCAAAAGCTTCATCGCGGAAAATAGGAATTTTATAAAAACGCTCCAACTCCGTCATGAACGCACCATAACGTTCATCTTTCTTTTGTTGCGGCATGTCCTCATTTAATTTAACTTTTGCAAATTCTGCACGCACTTTAAGCAGAGTTTCCATTTCCTTCATGCCCTATGTCCCTCCCTATTCACTCTTCTTCTTCGATATAGTTCCCGTTCTCGTCGTAATAGTCCGGTCTGTCTACTACATTTTCAAATATCCATTTACGAGCTTCAGGTGTACCACTGTCAGGCAATGAATGATCAAGAATCCCAACTGAATCGAATTTAAAGTGTCCGAAGTTATAGCCATAGTCTTCGTCGGCATATTTGATGTCGAAGACAAATTCAGGGAATTGTTTGCTGAGTGCTTTGAAAATTGGAATTGGTGACGCCCATGCTGTATCAAATTTAATGACATTTTCGTTTATGCTAATTTCGTATGCATTCCATTTCGTTCCCCAATTATGATTGCTCCATCTATACCATAGCGGCGAAATACCAGGCGTCCCAATTGAATCAATTTCTTCCTGCGGCATAGGTATGAGCTTATTAAAATCAAAGGATTGATCCTCCGATGAAACAAAGTCGATAACGTCTTTAACGCTTCGGCCCTCAGGGGCTTGAATGGTAATAACATTAGTAATATGATTTGGCACTTTAATTCCTCCCATGTCTCTTAATATTCATTTTGATACATGACTAACGACCCTTATCGCCCTCGGTTTATCTGGCTGCCGTTCCACATACCCCTTAACTACCAGACGATCCAGAATCCCATGTGGCGTTGCTGAGGATTGATACCCTAAAGCCTCAGCGATCTCCCGCACAGTAGGTGGATATCCATTTGCAACGATGTGGCTTTCGATGTACTCCAGCACCTTCTGCTGCGTCACTGTGAGCTTATCCATGACGTTTCTTTCGCCAGACTGATTTGTATCCAGTAAGCGTCTTGGGTGTAATTTCGTAGCGCTCTGCAATCTCCCGATCAGTCATGAATTGCCCGCGGTGGCGCTTGTACAATTCTTCTGTCAAAACAATTTTGCCGTTCAACCGGTTTCTCACCGCCCGGCGCCGCCGCTCGTCGCCGTCCTCGTCCATTATTTTGAGCGTAGACGGTGGCGGTTCCTCGAATCTGTCCGGCCTTCCCAGATCCATACCAGGCACATAGTTAGCGACTTGTTCGGGAGTAAGCTGCCAAACCTTTATCTTGCTGCCTCTCATTTGTACACCGCCCTTATTTTGATTTGATGGTGTCCGTACCGCTGTGGGTTATCTAGCCGCATCAGTTCCGCCATTGCTGCTGCCTTGTATATCCAATGGGCTTCGTCGTCGTTGTACGCGATCTCTCGGAGCTGCGATTGTGTGGCTTTTCTCATATCCAAATTACCCATAACGACCTCCAATCTGGAACACACGTTCTGTTTGACGACAATGCGAATCCCTTAGCCGGATGCTGTTCCGCCTATAATTCTTTCACTGCTATTTCGATTCGGGGATTGAAACTATATCGTTTCAACACTCTAGCATCTACTATTTGGCTATCGTCACGCCACAGGATGCCCGTCAGAGCGTCTTTGACGCCTTTTTGGTAATTATCTCCGTCAGGCTTCGTCACGGGGTAAATAGTGCCATCCTCAGCTTCCTGCGCCTTCTTCTTGCTGAAACTCTTTGGTATCGGCCGATAAACAATCAATTTCATTGCTATCGGTCCAGTGATCAACTCAGCCGGCTTATGCTCCACGGCTGCTAGTCGAATGTAATCTTTATAATCACTCGACTTCTTAGGGTCGTAAGCTCTCACAAATCCTCCAACAGTTGAAAACCTCGGCCTTCCCTGCGCTATTGGTTCGCCGTATACTGTGAATTCGATCACCCCCCCACCTCCAACAGTTCAGGGTTTTCATGGATGTTTCCGATGACCTCACATGAGTCGTGATTACCATAAAGGGTATAACTAATTTGCCATGTAACTGGGGGAAGCCAATCGATGCGATATTTCCCTTCTTCATAATTGACTACACCCACATCGTTTTCGTTTTTAACAATATCGCCCCCATATATGTGTTCACCTTCACAATCATTTACTTCCGTGTATTGACTGATTGTTTTGGGATCTACTTCAAAATAAGCACCACTGTTTGTGAAAATGTAGTGACATCTTGGCGGAACGTCACATAAACCTTGTGTGTTGTATCCTATCTCGAACATGTAAAGATAGAATCCGTACACCCAACCGCCGTTATTAGTTTGTTTTCCTCGAAATATGATCTCTCTCAATCCCCCACCCCCGGAGTCTCAGCTATAACAGCAGCCAACTTCTTGTCATGCTCGTTGATTGTGGATACGTCCGGCCGTTCCAACAGGTTGATTGCTTTGCCCTGCGGGCGATCTGCGACTATTGTCAAAGGAGAAAAAAGTCTGCATGTGATTTCGAGTATTTGTTGGCTTTCCTGATCCAATGCTACGGGGTACAACATACCGCCTTTGTTATAAAAGAGTACTGGACCGTCTTTTAATGCTTCACTCACTTGAACTCACCTCGCTATTCAACATCAGGAGCGCAGCCTTACATACAGCATACGGGGCATGTTCTGATACAGACCTGTAATTAGTCCCCTTGTAATCAATGCTGCAATCCCAATCCTCGTAAAAGCCTATGTTGATCTCAGCTCCGCGCTTGAGCATCTCGTCTACCACCAGTCGCATTCCTTCCCATGTGGTAGAGTATTTTGGTATTTCTCGCTGTTGAAGCAAATCGGCAACATCCCTAATAACTAAGTTTGGCTTGTTTATTTCCTCTTCTGATAGCCCTACCAATCTGAGCAAGTGGTGGCTCGTTTTGGCGTATATACCGCGACCTTCTTCTAGCGTCAGACCTAATACTTTTACTGCAATCAGTTCGTTCAACTCTTTCCCAGGCTGCAGCTTCTCAATCTCTGTATAATTCATTCCGGTTCCTCCTCCATACAAGCGTTCATGAAGCTCTCTATCTTCATCAGTCTCGACTTTGTTCTCAAGAATCTCTACAGGCTCAGGGCAACGCCTTTCTAGATACACCCAGCAATCAAGCCCGCAGCCTCCCCATATACCGACTTTGTGGCAGTCGGTTGTTCCTACAATGCCATACATAGCTTCCTCAAGATGGTTGTCCATTGCCAGAAGCATCCTCCTTGTTGGATAGAGTCGAGAGGACATAAACTGCCTTGTCTTCTACCGACAAGAACGCCTCTGCTAGTTGATAGGTTTCCACGTTGGCGGGAAGCATTTCGCGATAGTCATTAATCCATTCCAGCGCTCTCTTCATGGCGGTGTGCTCTTTTTCAAGCTCGATTATCCGTTCTTGCTCGTACCAACGCCGTTCGTTTTGTCCATCGTTGAAGAATACGAATTTTGCGTCGATGATCTTATTTGCCGTCTCCAATTTTCCCAGCAGAAAGGCCATCCATGTTGGAGTGTTGACGATTAGGTAAGCGTTAGCCGCTGCGACCTCGTCAGTTCCGTGGATTTCAGCAATGCTACCATTGTCAATCGACTGCCATATCTCCATTTTCCCAGTGGCAGTGTTTGTAATCTTAGCCCACGGTCCAATTTCAGCGTTTTTCAACGCCTCTTTTATTTGCTCGATCGTGTCAGTCATTCTTTCCCATCTCCTCTACTGCAGCTACGTTTTCCCAAAGGTCTGCGAACAGGTATTCAATGCTTGCACGGACATCCTTTGAATTACGGCCGCTCGCTAATTGCATTTCCGTATACATCTGCCTAGTCAAATGATCAAGGCCCTCCAGCTTTTCGCGTATCAGCCATTCGAAGCTGTCCCAGACCTCTTGTACTCCTTTGGCGATTTTCATTGTGTCCTCCTAAAACGGTAAATCCTCACCGTCCAACTTCCGAGCAAGCCTCCGCATCTCTTCCAGTTTCTCTGGTGGGATGGTATGAGGATCGTCATTCCCGCCGGTCACGATTGACAAGCTAGGTTTTTGCGGGCTGTTGTATCTACCAAACTTCATTTCTGTCTTTTCTTTTAACGCGAATATTCCTTGCCAACTGTTCAAAATAGATTGATTCAAAATAGCAATCTTGTCATCGTCATTCGATGCCAGCTTATTCAGTTCATTAAGCAGCAAAGTAATGGCTCGTTCCGTCATCGGCTTTTTAATTTTCTTTCTGAATTCAATAAAAGATTCCAGAGTGTCAGACAACTCCGTATTCGACGTGTAAGCGGAGAAGGTATTATCTTTATTTTCTTTTTTATTTCTTTTACTTTCTTTTACTTTACTTTCCTTTAATGCATCGTTTTTGCTTGCATTTGCATCGTCACCCTCATGCATTTGCAATGCTGTTGTATCGGCAGAATCGGAAACCTCAGTAACGGCGCCACTTTTCGCCCATCGCTTATTTGCTGCCTCTGAACGTTTTTCGCTCACTTTAGTTCGCTTTTCCATCCTTCTCAGCAAAGATCGGCTCCAAAAGTAGTGCCCGTCAGACTCAAAAAGTTTAAATTCGTTAATGCAATCTCTTACAAATGCTTCTGCAATTTCTGCATTGCATTGCAACTCAGATGCATATGCATTCCAAATGTATTTACCTTGCATGCTTAATTTGAACCCGTCTTCATCGCGCATCATTTCAATGAGTACCCAATACCATGCATAACCTTCCAGATTATAGACAGCCCGCATTTGTTTGATATTAGGATCGTGCCTAGCGTTGCTGTCATGCGAGAAGTAGAAAGCTTCCTTTGCCACTAGTCCCCCTCCCTCTTATCTGTCGTCTCGCAGCCATATAATGCGCCGCTCAAAGTTGTATTTGACTGGAGTAAAGCCCGGGTAGGCCAGCGCAAAATAGCGCTGTACCTCCCGTTTGAATTCGTCCATATCTTCGCCAGCAAGCATCCATATTCGTTCGCCGACACTGGATTGGGTTAATGGTTTTTCGATCATTTAATCGTTGCAATCATAGTACTCTTCGACGTCTTTACAATCAGCAACGATAGTCGCGCCAGTGGCATAGAGCTGGAAGAGGAACTTATCAAAGCCGTATAGTCCGTTCAGAATTTTCTTGTTGTCCAGTTCTTTATCATCAATTTTCAATGTGCTGAGTTTGCACAATGTCGGCTCTTCTTTTTCTCTCGAAAGGTAGAAGTTGTACTTGCAGCGGTAATTCGATTTGTCGCTTTCAGGATCAAAATATACATGAATTCCATAGGTGAAGGAGTCGTCGCAATGAAACGAAATATAGTCGCCGTTTTTGTCTCCGTCATCATTTTCCTCTTCTTTCATCTTCTCGATGATTTCCGACAGTTTCCATTCCTTCTTTTCTAATGGAGAGAACAATTTAGTCAGTTCTTCTCTGACTCTCGCAATGCCCTCTGTTTGAATTTGCTCGTCAAGGATCTCTTGAACAGAATTGAGGAGCAGCACGTTATATCCGGACAGATTGAGTTTGTCCATGTTGACATTCAAGTTTTCTTTAACATGGTTTTCCAGCGAGGTTTTGAAATCGCTGCGGTACCCGCCGATAAGGTCGTCAACAACTGACGTTACTGTCTTTTCCAGTGTCTTTTTAATTGCTTGCTCTACGAATCCGGACTGAGACATTTCCGCCAAAGCATTGTTCACCATTACATTAAGATCCATTATTCATACATCTCCTTAGGTTATATTTGATTAAAACGGAAGGTCGTCTTCTGAAATATCAATTGGCCTGCCATCGTCTGTGAACGGGTCGCGGCTGTTGCCGGATGATTCGCTAGACTGACCGCCCTCACTCCGGCTGCGTTCTAGGAAGCGCACATTGTCCGCTATGACCTCAGTGACATACACACGCTTGCCTTCGCCGTTCTGGTAGTTGCGGGTCTGTATGCGGCCCTCTACGGCGCACAGGCGACCTTTAGCAAGATAGTTGGCACATGCTTCAGCTAGCTGCCTCCAGGTCACCACGGGGATAAAGTCAGCCTCTCGATTACCGTCGCCGCTCGTAAACGGACGGTCAACCGCCAGTGTGAAGGATGTCGTTGCTACTCCAGCAGGCGTGTAGCGTAAATTAGGATCGGCAGTAAGTCTTCCGATTAAGATTGTTCTGTTTAACACCTTCGTACCACTCCTCTAATTTAAATTCCTTGATTTTGTTATAGATGGTCTTTCTCGTTACATTTAGAATTGAAGAAGTTTTAGTTGGCCCGTATTCCTCCAGCAATCGCATTAGATGTTGTTTATCAATATTTTTGTAAGAATGGTGTTTAAATTTATCAGCGAGACGTTCTTTCATTTTTAGAGATATTAGTCTTCTAGTTTCAATACTTCTAGTTGCGCCGGTATTGTGTAAGATAGTGTGATCGCTATGTTTCATGACTTCTAAGTTTCCAAACCGATTATCATGCTTTTTTCCGTTCTTATGGTGGACAATTTCATCTTTGTCGAGGTAACGATCCAATATTTGTTCCATGATAATCCGATGTTCAAAAACATAACCGTCCTTACCTGCAAATGGGTGAGACTTAACGCACAAAGTTACATATCCCGATTTAGTGCGCTTTCTGCCAGTCACATCGTGAAACACACCGTTTATACTAATCGAATAAAATGTTTGCTTTTGTGTGTGAGTCGGCATTTTTACCTCTCTCTCGTAAATATTGTGTAGTACCTATATCCCGAACGTACCGTTTAAACCGGATGCCCTCTGGATCCTCATCCAGCCAAAGGTGGCAGAGCTTGCAGGCGTGAAACAGGTCGTCCACGGTCGTAGGATGAGCAATGAGCCTCCGTCCGATAGTATGAGCCCTCTCAGCAGCTGGAGCGCCAACACAGCGTTTCCTGACCTCGCAGACGTTGTGTGATCGCTCCTTAAGTTGCTTGTCCACTTTGGTGCTTATATCACCCATTTGCTTTTGTGTGAGTCCGCCTCGCTTATGCTTAGGCTTATAGGCTGGGTTAAAATCACCAACAGGCATTAGTACACCGCCAGCTCGCCGTAATGCTTGATATGCTTCAGCTTCTTCGTCGCCCGGCAGTAATCGCACCGTTCACAGCGGACCGGCTCTGCCGCCCCCGACTTCACAGCCTTCACCCGTTCAATGTTGTTGCGGACGATCTGTAGCCCGGCTTCTATGGCATCATAGTCAAAATAGATGCTTTCATGGTCTGGAGGATCTTGCTTCGTGACAATTACTATGTGAGGCAACAACCATTCCTCACGGCCTGTCTTACGTTTCTCAATCTCAGCGTACACAGCCATCTGCAAGGCATATCCGTAATGATCAATGAAATTTTCATAAGCTTTTGCATCATTCGACCACCATTTGCCATCAATGTCCTTTAAAGCCTTCAAATCCGCGAACAATCCAACGCTTGGTTGATAACTGTCGATCATGATTTTCCACTTGATCCCGAACAGCTCGGCCGTAATAATCACTTCTTTTTGTCCGGCAAGCACTTTCATAACCAGTGGATCATTCATTAAAACATCGATCATTTTGTTCAAATGTTTGTAATTCGACTTCAGTTGTCCTTTTGTCGGTCCTTGGCTGCTATAAATTTCTGGATGATCCGCTTTGTAATCAGCAAGCGTCCCTTCATTCCAAGCATGGATGTAATGACCTTCGTCGAAAGCCCCCTTGTTTGGGCGTTCGTATTCTCCTGACAATTCAGCCATACTGCGAGCTTCACAACCCTCATACGATGGTAGGAAGCCTTTAAACTGACTGACGGACATGTAATGGCGATTTGCTTCAAGTGAAAAGTAATTATCCTTGTTCAACTTCATCCGTCAGCACCTCGCTTTCCAGATTCAGCGGGCTTTGCTGTTGCGGTCGAGGTTCCCGATTAAACTCGAAGCTGCTGCCAGCGTCGAAGGCAAGACGCTGTTCCGCGTCAAAGTCAATCTCAATCGTTTTGCACAACCGCCGCAATGCAGTCCGTTTGTACATCTCGCCTTGGCTCTTTTCCCATGTGTCGCTGCCAGGATTCTTGCCGTAGTGTGTGCGGATCGACTCAATCTCGGTCGAGGACATTGACTCGTAATCCATACCGCCATCATTAAACTGGGCGACCGCGAAACTACCGATGATTTTGCTATTGTTAAAAGGCAGTGGGTCGAAGGAAACAACCGGTCGCCCTTCCACAACAGATTCACGGAAAACGTCGCCTTCCCTAACGTTCTTGGCGTAAATGTTGAGCAACGGCCGAACGCTATGTTTCATCGCAAGTTTCATCTCGCCTTTATAATCTGTTTGAAACCGAGCTGCGCTGCCTTCTGTAATGACGTGGCATTCTTTCGCTAGGAAATCGAGTCCTAGAATCGCGCCTTTTAAGAATTGCAGCGCAATCTCATCCGGGTTAAACCTTTCGAAATTTCGTACCTCAGGCAAATAAGCTTTGCAGTTTTGAACGAACCGGACCGCATTGAAACCGGAGGGCAAAGCGTCATGCTTTGCCTCCAACAATGCCTCCAGCGGTTCAATGAACTGAACATCGTTTGACATTGTTACCCCTCCATATTTTCAATTTTCAGCGGTTCGCCTTCGACTGTTTCCAGGACGAAGTACTGATAGTCATCATGTTTAGCCGATTCAATGATTTCCTGCTGCCGGCTGCCGAGGTTCTGCCAGCCATCGACGCAAATAACTTTCAATTCACCAGCCTGTTCCTTCGCCAACATAAAGGCAAATTCAAGCGCCTCTCCTTCAGAAAGCCCATCAATAAGTGTTCCGTTAATGCGGATTCTCCCTTGATCGTCAACTGATAGCCCCGCAACTGGCAGCGCCGCTGTCTTGAGAAGTTCTTTTGGCAGTTCACGCGCCTTTTGGATCTTCTGCGTCAGCTCCGCGCTGCGTTCTTCTTTCGGCGCCAACTTCTCGCGGATAATCTCTCGCATACGTTCCCATTCGCGAAGGTATTCTTTCATTGCAACAGCGTTGTCGGCCGATTCCTTCAATGGCACTGTATCGATTAACACCGTGTCCGCGGCGACTTCCTGCGCATTGCCAGTTTTGTCCTTTTCCGTCGCAATCAGGCTGGTTTCATGATCTGTGATTTTCTCCAGGTCCTTGCGTTCGTGCTCGTCCACATTGCCCAACGTTGCCCGTTTTTCCGCAATCTGCTCCCTGTACTCCGAAATGAATACACGGGATTGTTCCGATGCCTGTTGGATTTCCTCCCGAGCAGCCTGCTTCTTAGCTTGGAATTGCAGCCTCAAACGTTCAATCGCCTGTTCTAAATCATTATCAAGCTGCGCGGCAGACTCCACTAAACGACGGTCGGAATCGTCAATAACTGCCTGATCGCGTTGAATGAACTCTTCCAGACGGGTAACTTGAGCCGTCAAATTGTCGCGTTGACGTTTGTATTCTAGGCGCTTCTCTTCAGCCTTGTTCGCTGCCCGCTGTTTGATGTCGTCGATACGCAAGGACAATCCATCTACAAGTGTCTGTGCTTCTGCCAGCCGCTTATTGGATTCCTCAGCGTCGGAAAGTTGCTTATAAAGAGCCTGCAGATTCACACCGCGCCATTCCTCGCCATCGTAGTTGGCTGGCAGGTCTCGTTTGATACCTTCGATATTTGCCCGCAACAGGTTGATTTCGCGGTTAATGCTCTCGCGCTCCGCATAGTACACGTTCTCGATCTGCTTGAGGATTTGCAGGATGTGGAGTTGGTAATCCGCTTCCGGCACTTCTCCGAACCACGTTTTAATGTCATCTATGGTCCAGCCGATCTGCAGCATGTTCAGAATGATTTCGGTTTGTTCTTTGGCAGAACGTTGCACAAACTCAATCGGCCGGAAGATTTCGCCGTTAATAAGCTGCCGCAGGAACGCTTCAGTGCTAGCCACTGCCTTGCTATCATGCTTAACCTTCAGGTAGTCCGCTTTCTCGGCGCGAACCTTGCGAGTCGTCTGCAGACCGTCGTCAAGCTCCACGAACAATTCTGCCTCGTCCGCATCGTGCCGGATTACCTCTGTCCGGCGGTTTTTATTCGTGAAAAGCTTCTCCAACCCTTCCACAAGGCTCGTCTTACCGGTTCCTGAATCACCAGATACTTTATTTATTTTCCCTGGGCTAAAAAGCAGTTCCTTAATGCCCAGCCAGTTCTTAATTTCGATTCGTTTGATATGCAAAATAATTCCTCCTGTTTTCAAACCGCGCAGCATGTGCTATACTGACGGCAACTTATTTTTTGATGCGTAAGCTATTGCAGCTCCTACCCTGCGATAGTCTTTTTCATTTTCTTGGCATTGTTATTAGCAGCAGTTTCCAAACGGGAAATACGCTGCGCCTTCGTCAGCTCAAGCCATACTTGACCGGTTACATTCATTTGTCTCACCTCCCCCAACAAATTCAAGGTATCTTCTCGCTGCTCTTTTTAGGTAACGACCTATTGATGTTTGACTTACCCCTAGCGCATCGGCAATTGCCCACTGGCTTCGGCCTGCCATTCTCCCAATAATCGTCACACGTTCATTTGCTGGCAAACTGTTCAAGAATGATTCGACCTCTACTGCGCTGTGGTCCTCAAACACTGGCATCAAATCTGCCAAACTCCGATTATCAAACTGGCCTACCGGACGATCTGTAGACACTACAGCAACGCCCATTATTGCTACCGCTCTCTCAGCCATCGATTGGCTAACGTTTAACATGCTAGCTAGTTCATCAACTGATTTGTCGTCTAGGTGTTTGCGTTTGATATACAATGACAATTGGAGCGGCCGGCGTTGAAAGTTAATGAAATGATTGTCCCGCAGGAAATTACGAATCTCCCCAGTTATATTGATGACCGCCATCGTAGAGAACTTCGTCCCTCGGGACTCATCGAACACCTCGATAGCTTTCAGTAATCCGATACAGCCGACTTGGTACAAATCCTCCCGAGTGTGGATGCCGCAGTATTTCAGCCGCGGGAACCGCCGGTTCAGCACAAAATGGATGAGCCTTTCGTGATCCTCGAATTTTGGCTTTGTCATGCTGTCACCTTTTTAGGGAACCAAGCGTCAATGTAACGGATAACGTCCTGCATGTCCTTCTGCGACACGTCCCGGTAACTCGGAACACCCCAACGGTCCTTAATCTCGCGATAGAGTTCCTGGAACATCTTGCCGCGCTCTTCTCTATCAGCCGAAAACTTGTAAATGCGACTTGATACAGCTTTTTGCATGCGCCGCTGCTCACCTTGGTTCAATCTGATCTGCGTTTCGATCTTGCTGTCGACTTCCTCGATGCGGGATTCCAATTGCTGCACCTTGGTATCCATTACAAGGACTGCGCGGAGTTCTGGGCTGAGCGAGGCATATGGATCGTTGATAGCCCTTTCCATCCGTTCAAACTCAGTGACGTACGCTGCTGTGAATAAAACGCCTTTCTCTCCGGTCATCTTATTCGCTACCATGTCGCAGCCTTTGCGAGTGAGTAAGAATGCTGGCAATGTTCGTCCGGTATTGTCCTGGTAGGTACTTCCGATGAAGAAATCCACTGAGCGCAAATTTGCGCTGAGTAAAACATCGTTATAATTGCGAATATCCCGAAGCAGATCCTTGTGTTGCTTGCCAGTCATCTCCGCTACTTCGCGGCTATCTACCAGCAATTGATTGTTCTGGTTTACGATTTTAAGTTGGTTCATGTCCAACCCTCCTGTAATTATTCAGTTGGTGCTGCTGGGTTTACTGAAGACAAGTCAGTTTCTAGTAGGTAGCCTACTTTGAGCATCAGGTCCACATAGGAAACATTGAAGATTGGCGAAAACTTTCTCAGGACGTGTAGTGGCGGAATGCTTTTATCCCGTTCGTAACTCGAAACATTCGCTTCCGTCATCCCAACTAGATTAGCAAGTTGCAATTGAGTGAGTCCTACTGCTTCTCGAGCCACACGCAAATATCTGCCTAGCGAATCAGCTTGTCCATTTTCAATAGTGAGCTTCGAGCCGCACATTCCGCAAAACCTATCATCTGGCTCAAGTGGCACAAAAGAGCAGCCTTCAGGACACGACAATGGAGGCGTCATGGCCCCTTCATATTCTGTTAATACAACCACGATAGCCGGGCCGTGAATCGTACATCCGAATTTCTTCTTAGCCACTTTAATTTGCTCGCCTTCTTTAAGGCGAATCACTTCTGATTTCATTCCTTCCCTCCTCCAATCAGTGATGTTTCGTTTTTATGAAACTGTTTTTATTTCTAATGAAGTTGTTTTTGGTCTTCTTGCGATGTCAGCAGCCAGAAATCCCAAAGCATAACTAAATTGCTTGTGACATTCATCTGGCACGAAAAATGGTTTAACTTCGTGGGCCGCGATCTCTTTTTTTTCTTTTTCCATTATCATCCTCCTGTGTTAGCACCAGTAAAATCTAAGTTTAAATTAGGATTTTTCTTAAAAAAATAATCTGTCTTACATTACACTTAAACAATTCTGTCAAACTCATGGCTGTATCAATTGACATACTTTCTGGATGGTCTTCAATTCGCGAATAGGTACTTGGATGTACTCCGAGATGTCGGGCGACTGAGGATTTCGAATAACCCATGACAGCTCTCCATTCTTCTAATGTTCGCGTCTTGTTGTCTGGAAAATTTATCATTGTTTCACCTCCTGATCGGAGTATATCCTAAGTTAAAATTAGATGTCAACCTCTAAAATTAGTGTTATCCTAATAAAAAATTAGAAAAAAAGTGGCATTATTAGAAGCAATGTGATAATATCGGAAATAGAAATTTTTAGAAGAAGGGTGTAACCAAAAATGTCAACTGTTTTTATTGCCGGAAACATTAAAATGAACCGAGAACGTATGGGCTTGAGCAAAGAGGCGTTGGGCAAACGAATTGGAGTATCAGGGGTTACGATAGGTTATTGGGAACAGGGCAAAACTACACCCAGAATGAAAAAAGTGGAGCAACTTGCAGCTGTCTTCGGTGTTGAATGGGATCAGTTAATTGTTAATGAGCCAGTAAAAAACACCGAAGACATTTTCAATGCTTTGCCAGGTTTATCTGAAGAAAGAAAAAAAGCTTTGGAAATGGTCATGAAAGTTTCCAATGATGATTTAGCGCTGCTGCTATCTATTATGGAGCGGACGCTAAAATCTGAGTAAGTAAGTCCAATAAACATATAGGCGCGTTCTCATGCTTTAGGTTCGCGTAGATTTTCTCTAACTCTTGTTGATCACAATCTGATAAGTAAATGATGGCTTCTAAGCGCTTTTTCATTTAACAACTCCTCCCCATGACAGTTCATAAATTATAACACGATACAGGAACATTTGTTCTTATTATTTTGCGACATTATACGACAATAGAAAGGAGATACCTATGGCATTCCGTCTCGGGGAATGCCTGTTACTCGAAATACTGAACAATCGAGGTATGAAACAAGCTGCCTTCGCTCGAAAAATTAAATGTTCAAGAGCGTTCGTGACGCAACTTATTAATGGTGAAGCTTTTATGTCTCTTGAGTTCGCTGTTAATGCCGCACACCTCCTTGATTGTAAGGTTACTGATTTTTACATTTTAGAAATCGGGAAAAGAAGGAGTAACAGGAACGAGTAGAAATTCTACTCTCCCTCGAGCAAATTGTTAAGTAATGCTTAACAGCCATTCTATTGTATCTTCAAGTAAAACGCTGTCATAATTTGTCGAAAGTAACAATTGAAAAATATGACAATTAGGAGTGGTTATATGAACGAGATAAGTACGGGGATTTTACGGATAGTACTATACATTAGAGTTTCGACGGAAGAGCAGGCAAAAGAGGGGTATTCACTTATATCACAGGAAACCGTTCTGCGCCGTGAAGCTAAACGCCTCGGAGCCGTAGTAACTGCTGTTTACACTGATGATGGTTATAGTGCAAAGAACATGAAACGTCCAGCATTAAAGAAAATGCTGATAGACTCTCATAAAGGTACATTTGATGCAATACTATTCACACGTCTCGATAGGTTCACCCGTAGATCTAAGGACTTCCACAATATTATTGATATGCTTGGTAAAAATGACGTAGGCATCATCTCGCTCGCAGAGAAAATTGACACAACTTCTGCGATCGGCAGGTTTCAGCTTGAACTATCTGTTTCATTAGCGCAATTGGAAAGAGAAACAAATTCCGAACGCGTATCGCAAGTTATGGAGGAAAGGGCGCTTAAAGGGTTGAGGAACGGTGGGCCGAGTGCATTAGGATACAAAGTAATAGATGGCAAATATACAATTGACCCGATCGGAGTTAAGGCTCATGATAAGGTATTTGATCTTTATCGTGAAGGTAATGGTTACAAAGGTATAGCGCACATCATGTTGGCCGATCCAGAAATGAGTCATCTGCTTAAATGGAGTTCAGCGGGGGTAAAATATATTTTGCAAAATCCAATTTGTCTGGGTATAAACAGATATAAGTATGTAGACAAGAACAACCATCTTACAGGTAATCCTATACTAACTAATTCAGACATCCCTGCTATCAAGGATCAAGAAACATTTGATTGGGTTCAATTTGAAATAAAGAGAAGAAAAAAAGGAGGAAAGAGTTTCACTTCAGAACATGTATTCTCAGCAGTATTGCGTTGTGGTTGGTGCGGGGCTAATATGCAGGGTTTTTCTTACAAACATAAGACTAAAGTTTACAAGACATATCGCTGCGGTGATAAAATAGAAAAGGGAACTTGCGCATTTCCAAACACTCGAGAAAATGGCGTGACCGAAGCTTTTTTGGAACACATTGATTTAAGTAAATTCGATATGACTCAGGTACCATTGACAGAACAAGATAACGAAGGACGAATCAAAGAAATAAAAAATCAGTTAGCACGACTAGAACAACGCAAGAAAAATTGGAGGCTTGCATTTGCAAATGACTTACTTTCATTAGATGAGTTAAGGGAGCATTTATCAGAGGATAAGGAGAAGGAAGATAAATTACTAACCGAGTTACATTCTCTAGAGTCCAATTCAAGTTCCAAATGGCTTAGATCAGAGGTAATGGAAGAGCTGAAATTATTAAAACAGTCTTGGGCTGGAATTGATGACAAAGCGAAAAAACTATTTATTCAAAACGCCTACAAACACATGGTTGTCGATATTGCGCCAGGACAAAAAGCTGGGCAAGGTCTCCGTCCTAAACTTGTGATTAGGGATTATCAATTTATAACTCAATAGTTTTGTTTAGTTTCGCAAGCCAAATTTGCCAATAGCATTGTTGCGGATATGTATCATCACCGTACCCGCAGGTGAATTCACCAGTTCTTCCTCCAGCTGTTTAAACACGAAATCGACTTGCCTTGCCAATGACATAGCATCCATATTCAT